AGTGATAACAACATGGCAGTCGGTATTCAAGCAACCAAAGTCGTGGTTTGATCAGTTTTCTGCTGCATTCGGTGATGAGTGTCACATGTACAAGGCAAAGTCTCTGAGTGGCATAATGGAAAAACTAACGAATTGCAATCATAGGATTGGAACCACCGGAACACTTGATGGGCTTCAATGCCACAAGTTGATCATAGAAGGCTTGTTTGGACCTTCATATCATGTGACCTCAACTAAAAAATTAATTGACAAGAACATTCTGTCAAGCCTCAAGATAGATGCTATTCTCCTTCAGTATTCCGAGGAGGATAGACGCACCATGACAAAACATAACTATAGTGACGAGATGTTGTGGCTTGTCCACAATGAAAAGAGGAATAGATTCATAACTGATCTGGCAAATACCCTCAAGGGAAATACATTGATTCTATTTCAGTATGTGGAGAAGCATGGAAAAGTACTATATGATCTCGCAAATAAGAAGAATGAAAGAAAAGTATTCTTTGTTCATGGTGGGACGGATGCTGAGGATCGTGAAAAGGTAAGACAGATACTTGAGCAGAATGATTCCTGCATAGTGGTGGCATCCTATGGTACATTTTCTACTGGAATATCGATAAAGAGACTTCATAATATAATATTTGCATCACCAAGTAAATCACGGGTAAGAGTATTACAATCCATTGGAAGGCAACTTAGGATTTCTGAACACAAAGAATTTGCAAAACTGTACGATATTGGAGATGATTTGTCATGGAAAACAAGGAAGAATCACACACTTCGTCATTTCTCGGAAAGAATAAAAATATATCGGTCGGAGAAATTCGAGTTCAGACCGATCATACTAAAGATGGAGAGTCTTCAATGAAAGATTACATCCTAATCAAATTGAGATCTGGAGAGGAAATCATTGCCAGCATAATGTCGAAGAACAGAAATGGACTCAAGATCTTCAGACCAATGCAGATAAGACAGGTTCCATTCATGGACCATATTTCTGGTCTATTGAAGTCTGCGATAGTACTGGATAATTGGATAGGAAGGACTAACGAAAATCATGTTACCGTGCCAAACAACTGGGTTGGAGTAAAGATGATACCATCTCAGGAAGTGATAGATGCATATGAAAAGTGCATGATAAAGCAAGACACTCCAGAAAAGAAAAATGCATCACAGTTGAAACAACCAATACCAGAAGAGGTTCAGCAGAAGGAAGATGATCTTAAACGAGTTGAGGAAGAGATGAACAAGATGTTTCTCGACATGATGTCGGAGAAGGGGTCATCTTTTTCACAGGTAGACGAAGTTGATTCTTTTATTTCAGCAATGAAAGATGGAAAAGAAACTGGACGGGAAAAAGAAGTTGTTGTGATTAACTTCATGATACCGTCAAAACTATTTCGAAATATGATGGAGGATGGAGTTCTTGACGAACTAATGGGAATGGGAATGGTTGATGATGCCGATGACGAAGATCTGGAAGATGATGTCGATTCGGGAATAACCAAAAAGGAATCCCATGAAAACCTCAGTTCAACTGACTTAGGTGAAACTGGTAAGGAAGATTGGGGAAATAGTTTTAAGGATTGGAGTCCAGATCCGAAGGACTATCTCTAATTCCAGAGAACACTTCTTGATTAAACTCGACACACTCAAGTTACACATTTCGTTTTCTTCTGTCAAGGGTGTTCATTACAGAATTTAAAGTGGCTCCTTGCTTTTTTCTAAACTCAATGTAGATTGTCCACATACAGAAGGAGACGCAGTTCATGAATGACAATCAAGGCCACTACATTGACAACAAAGTTTTTTATGAAGAGATGGTGAAATGGAAGAAGGAGTGGAATAAGGCAAAGAAGTCTGCAACACCACTACCTCCAGTAACCGACTATATCGGAAGATGTTTTCTTGCTATTGCAGAGAGACTTTCATACAGGCCAAACTTCATAAACTATCCATATCGTGAGGAAATGGTTGGTGATGGTATTGAAAACTGTTTGATGTATGCTGCCAACTTCAATCCAAATAAATCGAAAAATCCATTCTCGTACTTCACTCAAATCATCTATTATGCGTTTGTTCGTAGAATACAAAAGGAAAAGAAACAGAACTACATCAAATTCAAGAGCATAGAACTTGCACAACTCAACGGCAAGGTTCCAAAGTGGTTGAGTGATCTTTATCATGACGAGAATAAGGTGCAGGACTTTTTCAAGTTATTGGCTTTATCCGATACTGATATGGAGAATTTTGAAGGAAAAAAGAAGAAAAAAGTTGCTGTTCCAAAGAAGACAAAAACAATCAAGACCAAGAAGAAATGAAGATAGCAATCGTAACTGATACCCATTTTGGATTCAAGAATGATTCTCCAGTGTTTCTTGAGAGTTATCTTGAGTTTTTTGAAAAACAGTTCTTTCCATATCTACGAAATAATGGAATAAAAACAGTCATTCATATGGGAGATGTACTGGACAGAAGAAAGTTTGTCAACTTCAACACTCTTAGAAATGTCCGTAAGAGATTTACCGAGGTGTTTGTCAAGGAGGGAATTGAAGTTCATTGCGTCATAGGAAATCATGATTGTTACTGGAAGAACACCAATGAAGTTAATTCGGTGGTGGAGATTTTTGGAGATGCCTTCAAAGTCTATGAGAAGCCGCAGGACATTATCATTGATGGAATGGTCTGTGGATTTATTCCTTGGATATCGAAGGAGAATGCATCTGAGATATATGATTTCTTAAAGAGCAGCAATGCCGATGCCATCTTTGGTCACTTTGAACTCAATGGATACGAGGTAGTTCGTGGAGTGAGACATGAAGGTGGTTTGGATCCATCAGTATTATCTCGTTTCAAGTGGGTTTATTCTGGTCATTTTCATTGCAAGCAGAAGAGCGGAAACATCCATTATCTTGGAAATCCCTATCAGATGTTCTTCTCTGAGGTTGGAGAGGAGAAGGGGTTTCATATTCTTGACACCGAGGATGGTTCACTTGAGTTTGTCGAGAACAAGAGGAAACTCTATCAGAAGATAATCTATGATGAAAACCTTGATCAGTCAGGGCATGGAAACTTCAACTTCTCAAAGTTCAAGGAATGCTTTGTAAAGATAGTTGTTCTCTCGAAAAGAAATGCCCCAAAGTTCGATATGTTTTGCGATAAGTTGTTTGAGGCTGGTATCCACGATCTCCTTATCGTGGAGAATATGGAAAAGGATGATGATGGTTCAACCGTCATTACTGAGCAGGAACTCTCCAGAAACACGATAGATCTGATAGATGGATACATCGATGAACTGAATATCGACGGGGGTATTGATCTAAAGAATCTTATGCGGGAAATCTATACTGAAAGTTTGTCTCTCTAGTTTCCTAAATATTAGGAATCGGAGGACAGATGGACAAACGCATACAAGAGGATCTACGAAAATGGTTCGATCCCAATCATCCAGAGGGTGGCTGGAAGAGAATCAACTCAAAGGGTGAGGCAATCGGTCCCTGTGCCAGGGAGCCTGGAGAACCAAAGCCAAAGTGCATGTCTAATGAGAAGCGCGCCAAACTCTCAAAGGAAGAGAGGGCTTCTGCTGTCCGTACCAAGAGAAAGCATGATCCAAATCCAGATAGAAAGGGTGAACCAATCATGGTGTCCAACTTCGGCAAGGGAAGAATAAGTGAGGAATATGTTATTGATCCCAAGAATGGTTTGATTGAATCCATAGACATATTGTTGGAAAAAAACAAACCAACTAGTCCAGACAAATGGCAGAATTGCATATCACAGGCCAAGGCCAAGTTTGATGTGTATCCATCTGCCTATGCAAATGGGTGGGCAGCGCAGTGCTATAAGCGCAAGGGCGGAAAATGGAAATCAGTTGATGAAGCCAGAATGTCCATGTCTGATTTTGTTGATCGAAGCAAGATTCTTGGAAGTCTATCTAGATCAAGCGGAAGACTCATTCGCGAGGCAAAGTTGGAGTCGGGTGGCGAGGATGCTGGTAAGTTGTTTGGAAAGAAGGGGAAGTATGCTCCTTCGAAGGGTTCAAAGGAACCATCATATGCAGATCGTGTTGGAATTCGCACTGGTAAGGCAACTAAAGATAAAATCATGAAGTCATTCTTCAGTAAGGAACATCCGCAGGTTCATGAGCCAACTGCATATGAAAGATTGGGACTCAGAGTGAATAAAAACAGAAATGCAAATGCAGTAACAAAAAAGCAACTTGCAACTCGCATTGCAAAGATATATGGACAGATTGGCAAACTAAAGGAGCAAAAATATGTTGCTTGTTCGGACGGAAAACTCGTTCGAATTGGAAATTCGATTCGTGAAGAAACAAATAACCCCCCTTTCAAGGGATTTGTCAAGGGTAAGAATCACCCCGAGGGGGGTCTTTCCCGCGCAGAAGCAAAGCGCCAGGGAATTCATGCTGGTGTTGAGACCAAGAGGGAGGCCGAGAGAAAGGGTGGATTTGGCAAACTTTCGGATAAAACTCAATCTCGCAGAAAATCATTCTGTGCTAGAATGTGTGGAATGAAACGAAGAAGAACCAGTTCTAAAACAGCAAACGATCCAAAATCCAAGATTAATGCAGCACTCCGCGTATGGGGTTGTCGCTGCTGACATGAGGAATAATAAATGGCACTAGCCTCGCGGGATTTTACCATAGAGCAAGGTTCTACCTTTGTCTTGCAGTTCAATCTTCTTGATGATGATGGTTATCCCCTTAAAACCGTGGTTGAACCTTCATCAGGAATACATGCAATAGGAAATTTTTCATTTGCCATGAAGTGCAGGAAAAGCAAGTATGGAGGATCAACAGCAACTTTGCTCGACATCAGCGGAGTAACCATGCTTGGAACTGCGGCATTATCCGATGATGGTTATACAAGAGACGGATTCTATGTTTTTGCGGGAACTCCAGGAAAGGTTAAGTTCGTAATGTCATCTGCAACCACATCTGCTGTCAAGTACGGCAGACATGATTATGACATAGAGGTGATTGAAACAAAGACCGGTGGTATTGAAAATACCAAGGGATTCGTTGGTAAGATGAATTTTGAAGCGGAGGCAACAAACTGATGGCTTCCTTGAATGCAGACTATGTCATAGAGCAGGGATCAACGATAGTCATAGAGTTTCAAGTCTATGATGAAGATTTGAATCCTGTATCTCTTCTGAACTATTCATCAGGAACATATTCATTGTCTTCCTATCGATTCCGCTCAAAGGTGCGTAAGAGCAAATATACTGAGTCCACGATATATCAGTGTGGAACAACGCAGAATTTTATTATTCAGCCAGGTCAAACCCATGAATTCGTGCAGAATGGATTCTATTTTGTGGCTGGAAATACTGGATTTGTACGCATGGTTATTACATATGATACAACGGCTAACTTCAAGTATGGAAATCATTTCTATGATGTTGAACTTGTAAAGAGTCTCACTGGCGGTGATGCTGTAACAAAGATTCTTTCTGGTAAGTTTGACATCGACTCGGAGAGCACAAGATGAAGATCAGCGACATAAGAATTCTCAACAACTACAAGATAAAGTTGATCAACTCAAAATTGTCTGGTGTTATAAAGGAAGAATACAAGATCACGGAGCAGGGGACTAGGTTCCCAATCATTCCGACTCCACCGAAGACAAATCCCACTTGACTTTCGTAAATCCTGCACTATTATCTTGGCATGAACATCTTCGTACTCAACAGCGATCCCGTTCTCGCGGCTAAGGATATGTGTGACAAGCATGTGGTCAAGATGATCGTGGAGGGCTGTCAGATGCTCTCCACGAACCATCGCATCTGCGGTAGCCATGTCGTTTATGCACCAGTGAATCTTTACAAGCAATCTTTCGTAAACCATCCATGCACCCTGTGGGCAAGAATGTCCCACAAGAACTACATGTGGCTTGCAGAGCATACCCTTGCCCTTTGCTTTGAGTATACGGAGCGTTACGGGAAGACCCATTCCTGCCAGCCGATGGCAGGATGGTTCGTTGCCCATGCTGCTGTGCATCATACATCGACAACGAATGAACTTACTCCATTTGCACAGGCAATGCCTGATCAATACAGGTGCGAGGATGCCGTAGTTGCGTACCGCAAATATTATCTCGGGGAAAAAGCAAGATTCGCCAAATGGAAGAATGTGAATCCACCATCTTGGTTCGTTGAAAAGAATCCTATGCTCGGTCTTGAGGCTTCCGTATAAATACAACGGAGTGATTCATGATAGTCTTTGAGAAGATTCGCTGGAAGAACTTTCTTTCCTACGGCAACTACTTCACCCAGATCACGCTCAACAAGAGCGAGATGACATTGATCTGTGGAGAGAATGGTGCAGGAAAGACCACCTTCCTTGATGCCATCTGTTTCTGCCTCTTTGGCAAGCCATTCCGCAATATCAATATTCCACAACTACAGAACAGTATCAACAACAAGGATTGTCTTGTTGAGTGTGAGTTTCGCATTGGCAATGCAAACTATCTTGTTCGCCGCGGCTTGAATCCAAAGACATTTGAGATTTTCAAGGATGGAAAGATGCTTGATCAGGATTCTAAGTCAAAGGACTATCAGAAGATGCTTGACGAGCAGATACTGAAGATGTCCTACAAATCCTTCTGTCAGGTAGTCATACTTGGATCAACAAACTATATTCCTTTTATGCGTCTGCCAGCGGCTGATCGCCGTGCCATCGTTGAATCTTTGCTTGACATCAATGTGTTCTCATCGATGAATGTGGTGTTGAAGAATAGGCTATCTATCAACAAGGAGGAGATTCGTTCCTGCGAGACTTCACTTGAGATTCTTGGTAGCAAGATCGATGCACAAAGAAAGTATCTTCGTGCTCTTGAGGAGAAGAGCAGAAGTTCACTTGAGGAACTTGAGACAGAACTTAACAGCAACATTGAAAGCAGAAACAGCCTGTCTGCAATGTCAACGAAGGGTGGAAACATCCTAGCCACCATGGGCAAGAACAGGGAACTATATCGGAAGAAGATTGGAAACATCTCTGATCTGAAGAAGATCAAGAACAGCCTTGAGCGCAAGATAGATTCCCTTGACATAGGCATCTCCATGTATGTGAAAACCAAGGAAATGCCTTGCCCGTCATGTGGCAGGGAGATGACCGAGGAGCATCGTCAGAAGGAGATAGATTCCAAGAAGACAAAGCGTGAGGAAGTCAACAAGGCACTTGCGGACATCGATTGCAAGATCGCTGATGAGAATTTATTTATCCTCAACAATAAACTGAACACGGTGGAGGAGGAATACAATAGGTTCCAGACTGCTCTCAACGAGCATAGGCAGAAACTTGGCGTGGCTGAGAAGATGATCGACAGATTGACTGGTGATATTGAGAAGATAAAGAAGTCTCAGCGGTCTCTTGATGATGAACAGACTGCGCTTGAACAATTGGTTGATGATGGTGAGGCGCAGAAGAGGAATCTTTCCGAGAAGCAGCATGAGCAGAAGTTGCTTGGTTCGGCGCAGAGTATACTCAAGGATAGTGGGATTAAGACAAAGATCATTCGTCACTATCTTCCGATCATGAACAAGTTGATCAATCACTATCTGACATGCATGGACTTTTTCGTGCAGTTCAACCTAGATGAGAACTTTGATGAAACAATCAAGTCACGGCATCGCGACGAGTTCACATATGCATCGTTCAGTGAGGGTGAGAAGATGCGTATAGATCTTTCGCTGCTTCTTGCATGGCGTGAGATTGCAAGGTTAAAGAACAGCACAAACTGCAATCTCCTTGTACTTGACGAGGTATTTGATTCCAGTCTTGATGGAACTGGAATGGATGAATTCATGAAGTTGCTCAAGGGAATGGGTTCTCGTTGCAATATATTCGTCATTTCCCACAAGAGCGACCAATTGATGGATAAGTTTCAAGATGTGTTGGTGTTCAAGAAAAAGAATAACTTCAGCAGGATGATACAATGAAAAACTATTTTATGAGAAATAGATTTACTAAGGCATGGCAATTTGCCGATTCTCTCGTTTCCAGAGGATTGAAGGGAGAAAAGGCTCCAGATGAGGTCAAGGATATCCGTGAGATGTCTTGTCATGGTTCCGCCGAATTAAATATAGAGCCATGTACTGATCGGCGTGAGAGCAAGAAGTTTGCTGGCTCTTACTATTGTGGGGCATGCAATTGCGGCGATTTCGGGCATACACAGATAAAAAATATCAATGCAGAACATTATTCTAAACTTGATTATCCAAGGGTATTTTGTCCGAAGAATATGCCTGGTTTCAACAACTATGTTCCCCTAACCATTTCGGAGAATGATATGAGAAAGAGATTGATTGAAGAGACATTTGGTATAGAATACCTTGCTGGTTTAAATGAGAAGAAGAAGGAGACGGATAAGTGAATAGAAATAGAAATGGTGATGACTTCGATTTTGATGACCATCGACCATCACCCAATGGTAGAAAGAAGGATCGACGCGAAAAAAGGCATGACGCCAAGCATCATATGCGGGATATAAAGGATATGGTAAACGGTGGTGAAGATATAGACGATTTCATTGATGAAATTGAAAATGAGGAATAATATGAAGATCAGCAAGAAAACATTTGACATTCTAAAGAACTTTTCGGGCATTCGCTCAAGTATTCATGTTGAGCAGGGCAACACCATTCGCACGGTTTCATCTGCCAAGAACATCATGGCAGAGGCAAAGGTGGAGGAGGATTTTGCAACTCCTTTCGCCATCTTTGATCTTGGGAAGTTCATTGCCACAACGACTCTGTTTCAGAATCCCGAGTACAAGTTCAACGACAAGTTCGTAACAATCAAGGCAAAGAATAGTTCGGTGAACTATTACTATGCCGATGAGAAGTTGGTTGAGAAGGCGAACAAGAGCATCAAGATGCCTTCTGTGACTGTAGAGTTTGTTCTGAAGAATGATCAGATCGCGGAGATTCAGAAGGCATCTTCTGTCCTTCAACTCGACACCTTGTGCATCAGGAACACAGACGGGGGGAAGATTGAGATCGTGACTTTCGACCGCAAGATTGGTCTTAACAGTTCTTCAAATGTCTTTACAATGGCACTTGAAGACAATACCGACAACAAGTTCAATATTTTCATCGACATTGAACTTCTCAAGTTGATTCCCGATGACTATCAAGTTGAGATTGGTGGTACTGCCGTTGCCAAGTTCACTGGCAAGAACAATCCTATTTCGTATTGGGTCGCTTTGCGTTCAGAGTCAACCAAGTCTTGAGGTAACAGATGATTGCCACGGAAGAATACCTGTGGTCGGAGAAATATCGTCCTCGTCGTATCGCTGACTGCGTATTGCCAGAGGACATGAGGAAGACATTCGAAGACACTCTTGCAGCAGGGCAGATGCAGAACATGCTTCTTGCGGGTGGTCCTGGAGTAGGAAAGACAACCGTTGCAAAGGCACTCTGCGATGAGATGGGTGCGGATTGGATCATCATCAACTGCTCCGAGGATGGTAACATCGATACTCTCCGTACAAGGATCAGGGAGTTTGCGAGTTCAGTATCCTTCACGGGTGGAAACAAGGTGGTGATTCTAGACGAGTTCGACTACTCAAATCCGCAGTCCATGCAGCCAGCACTGCGTGGGTTCATGGAGGAGTTCTCCAAGAACTGCCGTTTCATACTGACTTGCAACTACAAGAACCGCATCATTCAACCTTTGCATTCCCGATGCACGGTCATCGACTTCAAGATTCCTTCCTCCGAGAAGGCAAAGATGGCAGCACAGATGCAC